GATCTGCAGGCCTCTCGTCTGGCGGGCTACATCCAGAGTCTGAACACGGACGAGCAGGGTGCACGTGACCAGCTCGACAAGCTCGGTATCCCGGCAGAAGTGCAGGCACTGGTGGGCCAGAAGCTCGGCAAGAAGTGGGACATCACACCCGGTCCGGCAGGCTCGGGTGGAGTGCTCGGCAGCGGCGGCAGTGTTTCCCCTGGCTCAGGTACAAACCCGATGCGCCTCACGCTGGGTGGCGGTCAAGCAGATCCGACCATCAACACCGTAGGCGATGTGGTCGATAACGGCAAGACACTGGCCGATGCCCACAAGACGCAAGACGGTGTGGGTCACTCCAATGTGGGTCCGTTTCAGATCACGGCCCCGACCTGGAAAGACTTCGCACCCAAGGCGCTGGGTTCGGACTGGCGCAAGGCTGACATCAATGACTTCGCCACCCATGACAAGGTGGGTAGTGCAATCTGGGATACGGTCAAGAACAACCCTTCGGCCATGGTGGGCCGGTGGACTTCACTGTCTCCGGCTGAGGCTCAGGCGCTGAAGGGTGCAGACTGGAACCAGGCAAGGGAAGTGATTGCCAAGGGTGAGTCGAGCACGTCCCCGGCGGCAATTCAGACTGCCTCGTTTCGTCCGGGTTCGGTGGCTCCGGCCGAGCAGGGTGCGACTCCGGCAGGCAATGCCATTGCCAAGGCAACAGCAGCGGACTTCCCTACGATTGACGCATTGCGTGAGGCTTCGAACCAGTCGAAGTCGCTCAACAACTCGCTGATTGCCGGTTCGCAGCAGCGTGACGGCCAGAACATCGCCAACACCGGTATCAAGGCTGCAGACTATCTGGCAGCGCAGAGCGATGGTTCGTCGGCCAAGCAAGTGGCCAACAGGCTCACGGCCAAGGGTGGTGCATTCGAAGGCGAAGACTCAGATAAGGTTTTGAACTGGGTCAACGACATCCAGCAACGCTCGGTACAGCTCAACGCTGAAAACAAGGCCGTGGCCCAGCTCTCAGCTGCGACTGCGGGTGTGATGCTCGCAAGCGGTAATGGTGTGATTAAGGGTGGCGGCATCGGCAGCGGCATTCTTTCTGGCCTCAAGCCCAACACGCTCAAGAGCGGCTCCTACTATGATCCGGCAGCGGCAGCCAATCTGGTGGGTGCGTTCAATGCCGGTGAGATCACCAAGGCATCGGCGGTCATGTCCGAGAACAAGCAGGTACAGGACAGCCTGACTTCGGCTCAGCAGGCATTGGACGCGGTTACCGACAAGATCACCAAGACTCAGCAGTCGGCGGACAATGCTGGCCGGGAGATCCCGGATGATGTAAAGCAGCGTCTGGCTAGCGAATACACCCGAGCCAAGGCCCGTCGAGACAAGTCCCAGGAACGTCTGAATGGGGCGAATGCACAGCAGACCAATGTGTCAGCAGCTGCACAGAAGCGCAATGCAGATGCTGCGGCTGAGGCTGCTCGTCAAGTTCGCATGCGTGATGCGCTGGATGCGGCATCGGATCCGACCAAGAATCCGTTGCTGCTCACTTCGGGTATGTGATGTTCCGAGCCCTGTCCGAAGTGGGCGGGGCTTTACAATTAGGGCCAGAGTTACCATGAAATTCGCAATCGCTTTGCTGCTTGTACTATGTTCGCCGGTGGCCGGTGCACGAGAAGTCATCTGCCGGGGCAGTCAGCCCACTGGCATGATGTACTTTCTCCCCGATGAGCAGCTCCTGATCAGCTCGGACACATACGGGATCTTTTTCGGAACCTGGCGGAAAGTGAATGATACCGGCGTGCTGGTTGCGATACCGGTAAAAGATGGTGAGCCGCAAGTGAACGGCTACAAGATGTCCGAGTTGCGTAAATGCAATCTCTGATCACGAGCCTTCAGTGAGCGAGTAAACTCCACTCTGCTCTCGACAATAGACGAGCCCCGCTTTCATGGCGGGGCTTTTTCATTTCTGGGGCAGCAATAACCTGATACAGTTATACCTCAAACTTATATCTAAAGGATCAACTCTATGCCGTCTGCGCAAGAGATGTTCGACCAGTACCTGGGTACAGCCGGTACTGGGACGGTACCTGGTTCAGGGCCGGTCACTGGGGTAGTCGATAACCCCTTCCTTCCAGACTCACCCGCCCCAACCAAACAGAACGTAGTAGCCGCAACAGCCGACACGAAGAAAGCAGCACTTGCTCAAACGGCTGATGCAAAGAAGGCAGATGTCGTTCAACAGAACGGTGTGCCTTCCTTGGATCAGCTGTACAGCTCGACGCTGGCCCGTAACTCAGGTGTGGGCAATCAGACGCTGCCGACCCAGGAGCTGGCCGATCTGAACAACATGTCGCCCTATGATCTGGCGAAGAAGTACGGTTTCGACCGTGCCCAGGACATGCTCAATGGTCAGTTGCAGGCACAGGGGGCCACGCAGACCGACATCAATACGACTCGCTCGCTTCCGCAGGCGGCCGGCGACTTCGCTACCGGTGTCGGCTTGGGTATTGCCAATTCGGTTGGTGGTGTGGCAGCGCTGGGTGCGGGCATCGTTAACAAACGCGCAGGGGTTGCCGCTGCACAAGGCATCAAGGCACTCAACGATGTGGTTCAGCAGAACCTTCAGTCGGATGGGATGAATGCTCATCGCCAACTCAATGCTGCACGGAACGAGCTCGGATTCCGGGACAACGCAGATGAAGAGGCGCGAACCAAGGAAACGGATGGGGCGTTTGTCGCAGGTCTGCGACGCATCGCCAAAGACGGTGTTACCGCCGTGGGTAACGCTGTCTCGGATCCGACAGTCGCCTCCGATGGTCTGGCACAAGGTGTCGGTTCGCTTCTCACCGCTGGTCCGATCGGTCGAGGCATTGTCGGTGTAGCCGATGTGGCCGGTGGCAAGCTCGTGCGTCGTGCACTGGTCGAAGGTGCAATGGCCGCTGATGCAGGCGCTACCGGTGCTTCGGCGCTACTGGGCCGGGCAGCTGCTTCTCCCCTTGGCTCCAAGGTGTTGGACTTCGCTCAACACGAAGGTGCGACGATGGCGGGTATTGGTGCCACGGAAGCGGGTGGAGCGTATCAACAGAATGCCTCGGACGTGATGAACACGAGCTTCGAGGATCTGGCCAAGACCTCGCCGCTTTTCAACCGACTCGCTGCCAAGAAGGAAGACGGTGGCGAAGGCATGTCCTTCGAGGAAGCACGCCAGACGGTCGCCAATCGCTCGGGTCTGTGGGCGGCTGCCATTCAGGCACCGCTGGCTACGGCTACCGGTGGTCTGGTTGCCAAGTTCGAATCGGCACCGCTCAAGATCCCGACGCTGCGTCAGCTCGGCCAGAACATCCTGAAGGAAGGTCTCGAAGAGACGATCCAGTCGGGTACCGGTCAGGCGGCACAGAACGTCGCCACCAAACAAACCAGCAACGAGAACAAAGATCTGCTCGAAGGTGTCGGTGAGCAAGCCGGTCTCGGCGGTCTGTATGGCATGGCCTCAGCCGGCGCGGTGTCTGGTCCTGGCTCGATCTTGAGCTCCGGTACCCGTGCAGCACTAGGCGTCGGCAACAAGGCGGTGGAGCTTGCTGGCAAGCGGGGTGACCGGATCATGGCCGAGAACGAGGCGAAGTCTCCTGTCTCGGACCAGGCCGTCTCCACGGCTGCGCAGGAGGCTGTTCAGAACGCACCGGCAGCAGCGCAGGCTGCCACCGATGCGATCAACAATTCCGACCTGACCCCGAGCCAGAAGGAAGAGGCTCACTCCTACGTCGAAGCGGCCAAGGGTGTGGTGCACTTCGATTCCGCCGAGACGCAGGGCATGCCGGATGTGATTCAGCGTGCAGCGGCCGGACAGACCTCCCGTATTCACTTCTTCCAGAACCTGGCGAACGAAGCCAAGAACCCGAAGAACTCGGCACAGGAACAAGCACTGGCATTGGCCACGCTCAACGACTCGATCAACAATGTGTTCGGGGAGAACGGGCTCAATTTTGCCGGTGAAGACTTCAAGTCGCTGCCCGATGACCATGCGGCCAAACAGTTCTCCAGTCAGGTGGGTGAACTGCTGACTGCGTTCCAACAGTCACCGGCAGGAAAGACCGCAGCGAACACGGAGCGTGCAGAGAAGGTTGCTCAACGTGTCGCCAAGGACACCCTGACCGAACAACACTTCGATTCACCAGAAGGTCAGCAGGCTGTCCAGGCCAACATTGCTGCAGCTCAGATCAGTCCGCAGAACTCCAACCGGGCGAACAATGAGCTGATCCTGAACATGGCGGCAGCGGGCAAGATCACGCTCGACAATCGTCAGAGCGCAGCCCTGCGTACCGCCAATGCGATTCTGGATGGACAGAAAGCCTATATCGAACAGCTCAAGAAGACCGGCCTGAAGTCCAGTGCGGATCTAGTGAGCGAGAAGGTTACGGTCAATCAGGGATCGGCAGAAGGCGAAGAGTCGGCGCTTGAGCATACCAATGCCATTCGTGCGGCGTATGGTCGAGGTGACACTGAGGGTGCCAAGACGGCCCTGCTCGGATTCCAGAAATTTGTTCAGAGCCAGCAGAACAAGATTCGTGCGGTGAACGCCCAGATCGCGGCTCATGGCGGGAATGCGAATCCGGGTAACGCGCTTCACTACGATGCTGCTCGTCAGGACAAGTCCGGCTTCACCAAGTCCCAGAATCCGTTCGGTGTCTCGGTCAGGGGCAAACGTGCGGCGAGCTCGATCGGCTTCGTTCAGCAGGTGGCGGCGGAGTCTCACGCACTCACCGGGATTCACAACGCACTCGCTACGGCTTTTCCGGAATTGGGTGTTAAGCATTTGGCTGAGGTGTCTCTGGATCCGTCGCTCGCTGATGCCCACCCGTCGAAGGTGGCCAAGGAGTTCGCGGACGGGGTTCGTGGAAAGAAAGAAGCGCCTGCTTCCCAGTCTAGCGAATCGACCGTTCAGGATGAAGCCCCGAAACAACCGGTTACCTCCGAGAAGCCTGCTGCGAAGGATGCAGTAAAAGAGACGGCCAAGCCAGTTGAATCGGTAAACAAGGATCTTCCCGCTGCGGCTCCGGTGGAGGACACGCCTTCCCTCGAAGATGAGCGTGATGACCTGATCAATCGCAAGATCGATGGTCCACTCACGCCGCAGGAAGAAGCACGTCTGTCGGAGATCAACCGCAGGCTGAATCCCGGCCAGGCTTCCAAGGAAGTGGTGCAGAAATATGCGGCCAAGCGCAAGTACCGCATCGTGGGTGAAGCGGATCAGCAAGGTGGATTGGCTTCGACTTACCCCACGCTGATTCACTTCCCGACCGGGAACATGTTCGTCAATGCGTTCAAGTTCCCGTCGAAGCCGATCACCAAGTTCTCGGGCGAAGAGAATCCACTGGAACAGGTGCAGCAAGCCCTTCACTCGGGCTCAGCCTTTACCCATGCTGCCGGTATTGATGGCACCAATCTCTTCACACCCAAGGTCGCTGCCGACTATCAGGCGTTCCTGCGCTATGTGCCGAAGATCATTGCGGCCATGAATGCGCAGATCCCGGTGTTTCTCGACAAAGGCAACAACCAGAAGGACTTCGACGAAGGCACCAAGGACATCAACCGTTACAAAAACGGCAAGCTGATGAACCTGGTGGAAGAGGGTGAGGACGGTGTACTGCGTCTGAACCAGCAGCTCGCTGAAGGTGCAGCATTGGCCGGACTTCAGTGGCTACTCGAAGCTCGTCAGAAGGCCAGCCACTACAACAACGAGGACGTTGCCCGGATCTTCGGTGTGCCGCTCGACACAGTGGACGAGAACGGTCCGCTTGCCACGTTCCTGCAATCGGGCACGCTGCGTATCGACGCCTACTCGGATCTGGCTCAGAAGATCCAGGAATACTGGGGTCTGACGAAAGACGCTGATGCAGACGTGGCGTACTCGCAGGGTATCCCGCAAGCCATGGCGGCTGAAGTCATCAAGGCACTGGACACCATCGAGCTCAAGACCGGAGAGAACAAGGGCCAGTCGTTGACGAATCCGGAGACGATGGTTGTCGACACCAGTACCGGTCAACCGGTGCCGTTTGTGCGGAAAGAAGGCCAGAAGCTGCCCAAGGGTTTCCGGGAAGTGGAGATCTTCCGCATCCAACCGGCCACTGTCTTCAAGGGTGTGGCAGCCATGCCGGACGCCATCGAGCGTGTGGTGATGACCAAGCCCAAGCAGATCTACTACATGGACGGTGCAGTGCCGGTGAACTCGGATGAGCAGATGCGCAATCCGGGTGTGAAGCTCACCGATGAGCAGCAGGAGATGGTGGGCCGCGAATCGTCGGTGCCGCATACGCTCGACATGGAAACGGTCAACCTGATGGAGGCACTCAACGCAGGTGGCAATCTGCTCAAGATCTTTGGACCCGGTGAATCGGATTCGGAGAAGCTCAACAAGAACGACGCCATCTCAAAGAAGGGTCAAGCCCTGTCGATCACCTCGGCGTTCGACGCCATGCGTGATCTGGTGGCTGTTACCCGTGCTCAGTCGGCCGCCACTGGCAAGCCGATGGAAGAGATCGAACACCGCTATGGCTACGGCGTGTCGAAGGTCGGCCGCCTGCAAATGCTGGGTGCCTTCAATCCGCAGGCCTCGAAGCTGATGCGGCATGTGATCCTGCCGACGCTCTCGACCCTGAACATGCTGCGGGGTGAGCACATCCGTGCATTCGATCTGGGTGTGGCACAAGGTATCGGCATCAAGGTGCACAACATGCCGTACACCGCAGCTCGCAACCAGATGCTCGATGCGCTCAATGGCAAATATGCGCCGGCAGTGGATGTGCTGCGTGCCTACCTGAAGGGCGGCAAGCTCGGCATGGAAACGGCCGACATCGAGAAGCTCTCCGCTTCCCTTGGCTCCGGTGCATCGTTCGCGCAGCTCTATGCACTGAAGGAATATGCACGGCTCCTCAACGCACAGGAAGCCGGTGAGGATCTGAGCCAGTTCAAGACCAAGCTCTACCTCGAAGCGGATGGTATGACTAATGGTCCGATCATGGCCATGGCGATGTTTGCCCGTGGCCACACCGATGTGCAAAACCTGGAGAACATGAGCCGGGGAGGCTTGTACTACGGTGGCCTGCCGTTCCAGAACTCGACCATTCAACGCACGATCGATCCGACCGATCTGTACAAGGCCACGGCCAACGTGGTGAACACCCGCTTTGCTGACAAGCTCTCGGACAAGGACATGCCTGCCGACATGAAGGGGCAGCTCACGCACGTGCTACGTCTGATGAATGTCCTGCTCGGCAACAAGGTCATCGAGTTCGACGGCGAGAACGTGACGATGCAGCGTGATCTCACGAAGAACCCGCTGACCGTGACGATGTACGCCTCGGGTGCTGGTGGCATTGCCAACAAGCTCGTCTCGATGCTGACCGATGCGATGTACCAGCAGATGTCGGTGGCGATGCAAAACGAGTGGGGTGCGGATCAGATCTTCGGTCCCGACCAGGCCAAGAAGAATGCGGACTTCAACGAGTCGCTGCGTGCTCTGCGTGAGTTCGTACCGGAGTGGAACAAGAAGGAACGCAAATATGCGTTGACCAAAACTAAGAACACACTGGCTGACCAGGCGCTGAAGGATTACACGCTCGGCTCAGGTGATCTGCAGGCGATGTCGAGTAACCTGAAGACGCTCTTCGTGAGCGATCTGCGCTCAGCCATCAAGCAGGTGGTGGGTAACGACACGTTCGTGGCGATGGACATGGTGAAGACGGCCACGCAGGTGCAGTCGATCGTTCAGCAACACATGTTCGAAGCGAAGGTCAAGCGTGCGGTTCAGGAACGGATCGACTCAAAAGATCCGACCTATCGCACGGGGGACTTCCTCTCGCAAAAGCAGCTCGATGCGATCAAGCGCAGCATGGCGGGCTACTCGCCGCTCATCAAGGCACCGGGCCAGACGTTCTTCCTGTCGGGACAGAACAAGGTGGGCTTGGCTGGAGCCTCGTTTGCATCTTCCCTCTCTGGCTCACACGCAGTGCCGGCCACGGTCAATGGTCCGGGCAACATTGGGGTGGCGGGTACGGCATCGCTGAACATCGGTATGGGCGACGGCAAGATGATCCAGACGTTCTCGAACGATCCGGATACCGATCCTCGTCGTCTGCTGATCTTCGACGGCATTCACCTCGCACTGGATCAGATCTACGCAGGCTCCGAGCAGGCGAACCGGGCAGTGTGGAACACCTGGATGGGCAACCCGCTCAAGGCCGTGTCGCAGTCGTTTGACAGCTTCATGGACAACATCCCGGCTACTGAAGTCACGAAGGGCTCGGACCTGCATCGGGATCTGGTGGCAGCGCTCTTCGGTCCCTTTAACGCCACGGACGAGAAGATCGGTGACTTCCCGCCTGAAGTGGTGATGGAGGAGTTGCAGAAACTGCAGGGTGACCTCCAGTTGTCGGAGAAGCAGGTTGATGCCCGTCACCGTGCGATGAACCGGGTTAACGTCTCGGTTGACCATCTGGCATCGGCCGCCTCGCCGTACCAGATCACCGACAAGGAAATGGTGGTCGGTTCGCCGGAGCAAGTCGCCCAACGCTTGAGCGAGATCACGCAGGAGGAATACGCCAAGATCCGAGCCAAGGAAAAGAAGGATCCGTCGAACAAGACGGAGTCGATTCCGACCGAGCTCGCTAAGTGGGGTGAGGCAGTGGAGGGTGGTGCTCGCAGTCTCACGATGCAGTCGGTGCACCGGGTCATCGAGAATGTGCTCAAGAAGGTACCGCGTGATCAGGCGATCGTCCTGCAGTCGATTCAGAAGACGCTGGCCGCAGAGGGCTACTCGCTGATTCACGGCACCCGTGAGCAGCTGCTGGACTACAACGCCTCACTCGGTGCGAACATGATCGACGCTTCTCGTCTGACCGATGAGAACGTGCATGGCTTCACCATGACGGGCCGTCAGGAGATCTGGCTGGTGTCGCCGTCCTCGGAGACGCTCGCTCACGAGCTGATCCACGCTGCGACGATCCGCAAGGTGCAGGCCTTCTACAACGGCGAAGACCTGGGGCCGAACTCGCAGCAGGTGACCAAGGCGATTCAGAATCTGGAAGTGCTCATGCAGCAGTTCCTGAACCTGGGTGACCTGGATCAGGAAGAGGGCGGGCTCGATGCCATGCCTCGTGAGATGCAGGTGGCGTACAACCATGCGCAGTCTGCGATCAATGCAGCACTCTCGGATATGAACCTCGATCCGGCGACCCGGAAAGCTGCGGCACTGAACGAGTACATGGCATGGGGTTTGGCCAACACGCAGCTCACCAACCTGCAAAAGAAGGTTGAGTCTCACTGGCTCGTGCAGATGGCGAAGGATGTCGTCAATGCCATTCGTCAGATCGTCTTCGGCAAGGACAAGCCGATGGCACCGGAGAACGACATGTTCTCGAACCTGCTCTTCAACACGCAGGTGGTGATGGCTGCGCAAATCGATCTTCCGCAGATCATGTCGGACACGACGCTCTACCAGTCCACGCAGTACGGCACCAATGATCATCTGACGGAGCTCGGCAACAGCTTCGACGAGACGATCACCAAGTGGATCGTGCAGGCCGATGGTGACGTGAAGGAAATGCTGCGTCGGCACTTTAACGCCCGGTATGAATCTCAGGACCGTGGCGCACGGATGGCGGATAACTTCGCCACCGTGTTCCCGATGACGCTGCAAGAGAAGACCACGTTCCATCAGATCGTCGCTGGCCTGACCTCCGAGGCTCAGTTCGATCCGACTGTGCTGGCTCGCATGCAGCAGCTCTGGAGCCAGGTGAACCAGCATCTCACCGCTGACATGATGGAGGATCCGAACGAGCCGGATGCCAACCAGCGCCGCCACGATGCGCAGGCGAAGGTCGATGCGATCCGGGGCGATCTCTTCGCTGAAGAGGACAGCAAGGGCCGCTCGACGTTGCTCCCGACCTTTGTTGCACTGGCCATGACCAATGACCAGTTCCGTCAGGTACTGGCCAACCTGCTGGTCGAGAAGCAGGGCCGCTCGAAGGCTGAATCCCGTGTGGATCGTGCACGGGAGAATCTCGCCACCGATGTGCTTGATTCGCTCGGTCGTCGGATCTCGGGTGAGGGCAAGTCCCGTGACGTGCTCGCTGCCATGGATGCGATGGGGGACCGCTTCATGGACATCGCTCAGGAACGTGAGACGGCGATGGACCGGTATCTGCGTGACTCGGGTGGCTTGGTCGATTCGGCCAACGACTACATGGTGCAGGGCATGGATGCACTGTCTCGCTTCCTGGTTCGCAAGACCGGGGAATGGGATCAGGCCTACGACAACAAGCTGACCAATGCCGTAGCATCGTCTGCACGTTTGTTTGGTGCGATCGTCTCGGAAGATCAGGCAGGTCACGTGGCAGAAGGGCTGCTCGCTGCGACCAACAAGATCAAGGCGTTCAAGCCTTTCACCGACATCATCCACGACATGATCGGTCGGGTGGCGTCTAATGCTCAGGTCTATGACATGATCAAGACGGTGCGCTCGATGATCCAGAAGACCCGCCAGCAGTTCCGTGAGGAAGTGCCGAGTGTGATCGAGGCCCAGTTCAGCAGGAAGCTCGAAGAGCATGAGTGGGATCTGCTGCACAAGGGCATGGGGCGGGCTGATCTGGCTTCCCTGTCTCAGGGTATGACGCAGGATCAGGTGCTGGAACTGGCCAGGAGCAGCAAGGCCCGTAAGGCCAAGATTGCCGAGCTCGAAGACCAGATCAAGGCACTGGACAAACCCAACTTCGACATTCGTCAGAAGAAGATGAAGGAGCTCGCTCGCTACATGATGACGGGTGAGACGGCTTCGCATCTGTTGCGCAATGCCACGGCGATCACGCGCATGGTGGGTATGCCGGGATGGGAGAAGCAGAAGTCCAATCCTGCCCTCACCAAGCCCATCGACATGCTGACCTCGCTCTACGCACTGGAAGAACTGAGCGCGAAGGAGACTGCGGATCTGGCCGGACTGGTCACGAGCCAGGAGAAGGGGATGAAGTTCGCACTCTCTTACCTCCAAGGTCAACGCAAGGACGAGATGAGCCGTGCTGACTCATCGGAACGTGCGCTCCTGAATCACTTCAAGGGCTATATCCCGCAAGTCCAGCAAGCGGGAGCATCGCTCATCGTGGCGGATGATTCGGAGTATGCGAATCTGACGAATCGCTCCTATGTTCGTATCGGTGACTACAAGGGCAGCAATGTCGAGCCAGGGAAAACCAAGAAGGGTTACTACTTCATGCCGGTCAATGGTCGTCAGGCGTTCCAGCAGGGTAACTTGCAGAACGTTCGCCAGACTGCGGGTGGCGTCGATGTGGCTTCGGGTTACTCGCAGATGCAGTCTGCGGGCAGGATCACGGATGCCAATGCTGTGAAGCGCATCGAGTCGATGGTCGCCATCGGTGCGGAGAAGGGCAACGAACATCTGATGCCGGTCTTCAATCACGCAGGCGAAGTGGTGGCCTACGAACGTGCACTCAATCCGCAGATCGTCAACAGCAAGCTGCAGTTCAACACGCAGTTGCACCAGATGCTGGGTGTGTGGCGTGGTCGTCAGGTCGAAGAGGAACTCTCTGCGGTCTACAACAACGAACTGATCGACAAGCTCGCTGACATGTACGACACGGACTTGAACGAGTCCAAGGCCAATGCCGAGCGCTACATCAATGTGTTCGATCAGCGTGAGCAGGCCAAGGATCCGGTGCTGAAAGATGCTGTGGCATTGATCACACCCGCGATGAAGCGGCAGATTGAGCAGAAGTTTGGCAAACAGTTCTGGATTCGCCGGGACATGCTGAACGATGTGCTGGGCTACCGCTCAGCCTCGGTCGGTGATGCATGGACAGGCAACTCCCGCTGGTCGGAAGACACGCAGAAACACTTCCAGCGCATTGCGATGAGCGTCTTCGGTAACAAGGCCTATCGGTACGCGGTCAATGCCGAGCGCACGTTCCAGAACCTGGTGTCCGATATGAAGACGATGATCGTGGTCAAGTCGGTGGTGGTGCCGGTGGCGAACCTGGTGTCGAATGCCTACCAGCTCGCAGGTCGGGGTGTGCCGATCAAGGACATCATCACCGGCATGCCCAAGAAAACGGCGGAGGTGAAGGCCTATGTCGCCAACGAGCTGCGTCGTATCGAAGCCGATGCGGAGCTGCGTGCAGCGGAAGGTCGTCGTGATGCGGTGGCAGTGCGCAAGCTCCGTACTGAGATCCAGTCGATTGAAGACAGCCACAAGCGGCTCTCAATCTGGCCGCTGATCCAGGCAGGGGAGTTCTCCGCTGTGTCGGATGGCAAGGCCACGGCTGAGGAGATCGAGCTCACGTCCGGGCGGCTGCATGGCTACATCGAGCAGCTGGTGGACAAGCTGCCTCCGGGGATCAAGACGGCCGGCCGCTATGCGCTGATCACCAAGGACACGGCTCTGTTCCAGGGCATGCAGACGGCGGTCGAGTACGGGGACTTCCTGGCCAAGGCGATTCTGTATGACGATTTGACCAAGCGGAAGAAGCAGAGCCAGGAATACGCTCTCGCTCGGGTGACGGAAGAGTACGTCAACTACGATCGTCTGCCGGGTCGGTTCCGGGGCTACATGGAGTCGATGGGTCTGATGTGGTTCTACAACTTCAAGATCCGTTCGGCCAAGGTGGCGCTTTCGATGATCCGTAACAATCCGGTCCATGCGTTGCTGGCAGGGCTGGTACCTGCTCCTTCCTTCCTTGGCTCGATTGGTACGCCGCTCACGGACAACCTGTTCGCCAAGCTGGCAGACGGGCAGATCAGCTACAGCTTCGGGTTCGGGCAGCTGTTCCATGCTCCGACACTGAATCCGTGGGTGAACCTCTTCAGCAACTAAAAAAGAAAAAGGGGAACCGTCATGGTTCCCCTTCATCTTGTTGTTGTCCTGGCTCCCGGTCGAGGAGTCGAACCTCTTTTATCCTATCGGAATCGAACCGATCCATCTTGCGCGCAGAGATGGGTCACCAGCACTACCGGGAATGTTCGGGTGATCCCCGAAGCTCTCTCACAAACTCCGGGGATCGATACTGCCACTACTTTCCTCAGCTCTCTCAGGGCTGAGGCTTTCTATCTTACCGCAGGTGGCCCAGAGGGAGGATCTTCGTCCTCTCCCAGCAGCACGGCCAGATAGATCACCCCTACGGCCACTATCCCCATGGCGATGTAGGGGGCTGCTGCGATGATGGCAGCTGTGAGGCCGATCACAGCCGCCACCACGACGATGACGACTGTCAGCAGCTTCTGCATCAGCCGTTGTTCACGCGCTTGAGGCCGTTGAACAGGCTACGGCCTGCGGGCTTCGGTTCTGCCGGTTGCTCTTCGGCTTGCGGCTCCGTGCTCGACGGCTCAGCCGAAGCATTCGTCGCAGTGCCAGCTTCGGCAGCTGCACCATCGGTCGTGGTTGCTCCGGCATCCGTCAAGACTTCTTCCTTTCCCTGGCTCAGCACTTCGGCCTTCGGTGCCGGATCTTCCTTCTTCACCTCGACGTTCACCGACTTGGTGACGGCGACGACTTCGGCTTTCGGCGCTTCTGCCTTGACGGCAGCCGGCTGTGCATCCGGCACGATGTCGATGGTGGCCTTGAAACCTTCTGCGCCACGGGTAGCCGACAGATCGATGTCGATGCGCATGCCATCCTTGATGTTGATCTGCGCGAGGATGTGGTTGCGGATCGCTTGTTCGATTTCCGACTGGATGATGATGATTTGCATGGTCATACCTTTGCGAAGATTCGCATGAGATTTTGGAACATGGGAGTCTGCACTCCCGCATGAATGGCGGCTATGGCGTCGGCGCAATGCTCTGACTCGTTCTTCAGGTCACCCTTCTTGTGCTTGGCTCCGTTCTTTTCCTGACGGGGCCAAGCGACATTCGGGTACTCCTTTACTGCTGCATCGATCATCTGCTTCTTGGTGGCGTTCTTGTTGCCCGTGAGGCTTTCCTTCACGTCCAACGCATCCACCTGGATGATCTCGATGCCTTCGAGCCGCATCGCACCCAGAATTCCGCAGACGATCCCGTAGGACTTCATGCCGTAGGCGCTTTGGCTACCCACCGGCACTTCCACGAAGACCACATGGCACTTGCGAGCCAAGGGAAAGACTCCCCGGCACAGCTCTGTGCTCAGATGCACGTCACTGGAATTCTTGCGTATCTGCTTGCCTTCCAGATCCTCACCTTTGACGATGAGGATCTGGTTGAGATCGAGCACGCCAGAATCCAGATCCAGCATCCCTTCAGCCAGACCCCAGTTGCGATAACTGGGGTCCATGCCGCAGACGCGGATCTTCATGGCGTGTTACTTCTTGCCGAACAGCGACTTCTTCGGCGCTGCTGCAGCTTCACCGGCTTGCGGTGCTGCAGCGTTCGACGCACGGCTGGCCTTCGGTGCACCTGCCTGGCCGGTCTCGCCCTGGCCGTCCTTGATCTTGCGACGGTCCTGCGTCTTGCCCTTGTTCAGCTCCAGCCACGCATCCCAGAAGGTTGCGTTGTCGGCACCGGCCTTGGCTTCGACGATGGTGAGCTTGAGCTCCGGGTGGAACACCTTGTCGGTGACGTTCTCTTCGCGCTCTTCGGCGGTCGGCACGTAGACGTTCTGCTCGTTCTTGACGTTCTTGTTGACACGCTGACGGATAACGCCCAGTGCAACCTTCTGGCCGATACAGTCGATCAGCATCGGCACCGACTTGTTGACCTGCTTGCCGTCTTCCCAGACCTGCACGACCTTGTCTTCGGCGTCCTGCTCCGAGAGCGGCTTGCCGGTGGTGATCTGGCAGATGTCGTCGACGATGGTGAAGCCCATCATCGGCGCTTTCTTGCCGGTCTCTTTGCCGTCCTTGTCCTTGGCCATGTAGAAGTTCTGGCCCTTCTTGTTGGTGATCCAGAACACCTCGCGGTATTCCTTCCCGCCCTCTTCACCGATGAAGGTGATCGAGCGTGCGCCGCCATCCGACTGACCGGCGTACATGGCCTTGACCGTGAACTCGTAGATGTCCGAGTCACGGGGGCGGAAGCCGCCGCCCAGACGGTCTTGGGATTCTTCGAGGCCTTCGCTGCTGAGATTTCCGAACAGAGTGCTCATAGTGTCTTGGTGTCTTTGAAAAGTTTGGTTGTGTTTAAACGGGTGCTGACCGATCAGATATCGTAGAACTCGTTCAGGTGGTCCAGCAACTTCTGGCAGTCGTTGTCGATGTACGTCTCTGCCTTGTCGAACATGCCCATCGGTGCACGGATTCGCATGCCGGTGGATTGCTTGGTGATGCGGGTCTGGAACACGTGCTTGTATCCCAGTTCCTTCTCCTCCTCGGTGATGTCGAGGAGTTTGCTGCCGTACTTCTCCAGCTCCTTGATCGGAACCTTCTTGGCAGCGACGACCGTCGAGAAATACGCCTCGATGCCGTTGTTCTTGAGCGAACCCTTCACAGGCACGCTCACCTTCATCGACTGGCTCGCCTCGTCGTACACGTCCAGCAAGTGGGCGATGATGACCACGGGCTTGCCGAAGGTGGTGACCTTCTGCTGCATGATGGTCTTGAAGAACTGGTTGAAATCCCCCCAGGCCTTCTGACCATTGGCCGAGCCGTTGATGAACTGCGTCTCGAACATGTCGAGCAGGAACGTGATCGAATCGATGATCACGCCGTCTACCTGATCCTTGTTCGCAATGCAGTCATCGAAGTAGTCCCACACCTCGTACGGATTGGCGATCCGCACGTTGTTGAACCTGTTGCGAAAGGGCAGACGCTTGCCTGCTTCGCAGTTCAGATAGACCCAGTTCTCCTGGTTCCGGATGTTGCGCAGCGATGCGCTCTTGCCTTCCCCGGAGTAGCCTGCGACCAGAATCAACTGGTCATTGACTTCTCCAGCCCTCTCGACCTCTTGGTCTGCTGCCACGTCGCTCATGGTTTCTCCTGTCTGCTCATCCCTTCCTTGAGCCAAGGAAAGGAATGAGCGGTGATTACTTAGTGACTGACCTGGACCAGTTCCCAGTCCTCTGCGAGGCAGTCCGTCACACTCGGCACCCAGGTGCTTACCGCACCGCCTACGCCCTTTAGTGCGAAGTAAGCGTTGTAGGGCACGAGGTTGCCTTCACCGAAGTAGGCCTTGGCGATGCCCGTCTGGGCCGGATACGCGTTCTTCGGAACCAGGTAAACGAACATGCCTTTGCCGTTCCATCCCTTGCGGGCAACTGCCTGTCCCTGCTTCAACTGGTCGAGTGCCTGGCCGAAATTCAGATCTTTCATGTTTGTCCTTATTTGGTGCTGTAGCGCTTGCTCACCGAGATGAGGATCGTGCTGCGGATCTCTTCTTCGGTCAGGCCATTGCTGAGCTTGCCGTTGAAGGCGATCACAGCTTGGGTGACCTGGTAGAGATCCATGCCCGAATCCACCAGTGCCATGGCGTACTTCAGCAGGTTGTTGTTGCGGTTGCCCGAGGCGATGCGTCCTGCGAACCAGCGTTCGAGGTTATCCATCGACTCGATTTCCTTCATCCCGGCTTGATACTCGTCGTTCTTCTTGGTCTTCGGGATGAACGGCAGCGCATCGAGCAGCTTCCCTTCGAGGTTGTAGTGGTACTGGCCAGCTGCAAAGCTCTCCCACTTCTTGCTTCTCTGGTTCGCTGCTTCGTCGGTCTTGAACGGGAGCCACGCCATGACGTTGTTCATGAACTCCTTGTACTCGTCGCTGTTCAGCTCCAGCCGATAGTTGATCGGCAGGATCAGACGGAAACGGTCCCCATGGCCATCCGTCTGATGGCGCTTGGTGGTGTACGTCATGAACTTGTATTCCTCCATCAGCTCGTGCACCGCATCGAGCGTGACGCCCTCATCAATGTCCAGTGTCAGCAGGTTGAAGCCTGCCACCACGTTCTCTTCCGAGCGGTGACCGCCCTTCAGATGGTGGTTGCACCAGTGCAGCGGTGAGCCGTCATCCTGTGCGCCGTTGGTGAGCACGTGGAGCTGGTCGAACGGTACCGTCTCCGACAGGTAGTTGTAGGCCCAGTGTTCCCCGTAGGAGAGCGTCATCTCGTCGAGGTTTGTCTCCTGCAAAGTCTCACCTTTGTAGAGCTCGATGCCGTCTGCAAACGACTTCTTGATGATGATGTGATTCTTGTAGCCATAGGCAATGGCCAGATTCATCATGTCGTTGCGCGAAGCCTGCCCGCCCTTGTAGAACGGAAGGTCTTCGTTCAGGTCCGCATGCGTGACTTCCTTGCCGCAAGTAGCGATGTACTTCGCCAGCTTCACGTAATTCTTCTCACGATTGAGGATCTGTTCGAATGCCTTGCCGCACTCTTCGACGAGCAGGATCGCGGACTTCAGATGATCCATCTCGATCTCGTTGGACTCGTCGACAAAGGCAAAGGCACCAGCCAGCTTCAGTGCCTTGAAGTAGCGGTGGTTGAGTTCCGCTTTCTTCACATCTTCATGCTCGGGCAGATCGTAAGCGGCTTCCTCGCAGGCGATCTTGTAGCGCAAGAGCTCGATCCCGACCTGGTCCTCGACCAGGATCTTCCAGCCGTACATGGCCGGATCTGCGAGCTTATGGAAGTGCGCCGCCCACTTCTTGGCAGCGACATCATTGCTCGGCTGAATGAGCCGTGCGTAGATCTCCTCCGGCGTCATCGAGTGCGAAGCCTTGCGCTCGACCTGGCCCCAGCCAAAGAGGCACCGGCGTGCGTAACCGGTTTCGAGGAACGAGTAGAACTGGTCCTCGGTCTGGGCACCATCGAGCAGCTTGGATGGCGTGCCAAACAGCAGCATGTTCGTCGGCGTCTTGCCATCCAGTTCTTCGCCACGGGTGTTCTCCGCAGTGTTCTTGGTCAGCTTCTGCTTGGTAATGCCCTGGTCGTACAGCTCCAGAAACAGGTTCAGCACATCGACTGAGCCAATGAGGTTCGAGCCGATTTCGTCTATCTGCAATGAGATCCCGCCGCACTGTGCCATCAGGAACTTGTTGCGCATCTGCTTGACGGCCGGCGGTGTTCCGGAATCGAACGTGAAGACGAGCGTACCATTACGCTTGAACTCCGCCTGTACCTGTTCGAACTCGTCGTTTGCATCGGACTGGTTCTTCAGTGCGCGGTTGTTGGCGATGTCCCAGAGGTTCTTCTCGGCAATCACTGGGAACGTGTCTTCGACGAAGCGCTTCTTAAATCCGGCGATGATTTCGTTCTCGACAACATAGACCGAGTGGCCTTTGCCGAAGCCCGAGGTGGCGAGAGCCAGTGCGTAGATGTTCACCGGAATCTCACCACGATCCTTCGTGACGATGGTTGCACGCATGTTGCTCGCCATCTTCCCGAGGAAGTAGGCAACTTCGGTGCGGAAGAATCCGCGGTCGGTGTTCTGCGTCTTGTTACAGAGCAGATCGACAATCTCTTCGATTGCCGGATGGTGGGTGACTCCGGTGAGATCAATCATGGTGTTGTGATGTAGCGATCCTTCTGTGTGCAGATGTTGAATGCCTCGCAGTAGCCGCAGCGTTTGACTTCGCCGGGGACTGTGATGACGATTCCCTTGCCACTTTTCTCGACCTTCCACCACTGATTGGCTTCACTCAGTGCGTCGAAGTTCTTCGTCGATTTCCCCGTGGTCTTGAGGGGGTCGCTGTAATACTTGTACTTCGGTGCCGAACGCCAGAGCTCTTCGTCCGTGCATTCCGGGACTTGGTTCTCAG